CACCCACACCAGCTGGGATAGGTGGGGGCAGTAAAGGCTAAAAATGAAAATTAATCAAGTACTAGAAGATCATTATTCTTCCATGAAGCCCGGCGCTCGCATAGACCAAGAAAAAAAGGATAGGGAATTAGGTATTGGTCACGACTGGGAACTTAAACCAGGTGATACACAACCAACATATACAGGTAGTCCTGAAAATCATCCTCATCTACAACCATTAATTCCTCAAACAGATTTTATTACAGATATTCCCGCTGATAAAGGGGACAAGCCAAATCCTTATATAGAAAAACTTAAGGACCTTGGGGGATGGTATCTAGATACAGTAGTTGACGCTGGTAAATCTATAGGAAGAGGTATTAAAGACCAAGTAACAGGTACCCTGACAGGTGTAGGAGATTTTGGCAAACGTCGTTGGGATTCATTTAAACAAGACGTTGTAAATGATGATATAAATCGACTACGCACACTATCTGGTTTAAATGAAAAAGACGAAGATGTTTGGGCATATAGTCCCCGGGGCAAAGGTGATATAGTTGCTAGAGTAGTTAAAACAGATCACGGGTTTCAAGTATATGTTCAAGGTCCGTATGGTTGGATAGCACAAGGACAACCACATATGAGTCAAGAAGAAGCACAAGAAGATGCAATGTCATTTTTTGAAGCAATTGACACGCTAGATGTAGATAAACTTAATGAAGAACAATTCCTAGAAGTAGTATCTGTATTAGAATTGCACGACGAAGCACTTACTGAAGAACAACTTAATGAATTATGGCCAGCAGTAGCAGCTGGTGTAGGAGCCGGTTTAGGTATGTGGGGTATTAAACAAGCGTCAAAGCCAAAAGAAGAACAGACATGGTACAAACTTTGGAAAAGATTCGGACCAAAGAAAGATGAACCAAAGAAAGATGTAGAAGAATCAGAGGAACTCAATGAAGTTCTTCCGCTAGTGATAGGTGGTGCGGCCGCAATAGGCGCAGGCGTTGCTGGTTATAAATGGCTTAAAGGTCTTAAAAAGAAAACAAAAGATCGTAAAGATACACACCAAGATAAAATAGATCAAGCATTAAATGATTCTGTTGAACCTCAACCATGGTGGAATGATATGGATACCACTCTGCAAGAAATGAAAGCAGATATGTTAAGTATATCAAAAAAAAAATAGTATAGTTGAAGCTACCCCTATTACTCCAGAACAATATAACCAAAATACGGCGTGGTACGACTCTTTAGAAACAGATCCTGAGATTGAACACTTGTATGGTCCTAGGTCTATTAAATTTAGTGATACTATTAAAAAAGTAGACGGCTGGAACGACCATGAACAGCATAAAATAAATTATGAAGAAGCGTATCAGAAATACCTAAACACCAAAGACTTGTCGGATGCAGAAAAGAAAGCACTTGTAGATAAAGCTGGCACTTCTAGGGTATTAGGACGTAGGAACGGTGGCGAAAAACAATATATTGATATAGATCCTAAATGGGCAGTTATACATCATACTGCTAATAATCGCAAGGCTGACCATGACGGAACGAGTTATGCAGAAAAGTGGCGAGATACCGGAAAGGGAATACACTTTCTCGTTAGTCCTGATGGTACAATACATCAAATACAAGATATAAAGAAAAGAGGTGTTCACACTGGACAAGCAAATACAGAATTTGGTAAAGATCAAAAAATTAGTAATATTAATTCCTTTGGTATAGAAGTAGATGCAAAAAATGATAAACATGTTACTCTTGCACAACGAGAAGCAGTTATAAGATTACTAAAATTATTAGGTATGAAAGCTGAAAATATTGTCGGCCATGGAGAAATAAAAAATTCCAAACACGCACAAGCAGGCCAAACAGTCATTCAAAAAATTCGAGGAGCTGGTGAATGGTCATATGGAGATAGATATGATGTGGATCCAGGAGGAACGTGGATGTCACCATTACAGAGGCAAGACGTAGATCCTTCAATATAATAAATAGTAATATAGACACGGGTCTCCATAGCCGCCGTCAATGTCCTCTGCATCCACGCTAGGCGTAGGGGGCCCACTTTTTTCAAAAAACACTTGACATTTCTGTCAATATGCTTTAAACTTAATAAACAATATAATAACCATAGGAGCAAAATATGGCTCATACACCAGAAGAACAAGAACGATTAAAAACAATAATTAATGAGGGTATACAAGTTACCCAAGAAATATCATATCTTCGCGAAGGACTGCGAGACACTGTCAATGCAATAGCCGAAGAATTAGATCTTAAGCCGTCTGTTCTTAATAAAGCAATACGTGTTGCATTCAAAGGTGAGTTACAGAAGCACCGTAATGAGTTTAGTGAGTTAGAAGAAATCCTAGAAACTGTCGGTAGAACATTTTAATATTATACAATGTACGTTGATGCTCTTTTTGATAGGGATCACGATACAATCCATGTTGTCGAAAGAATAGGCGGAAAGAGAAATTTCCGTAAATTCTCTGCTCAATATGTTTTTTACTATTTTGACAGTAGAGGTAAATTTACTTCTATATATGGAGATCCTTTAAGTCGTGTCAACACGACTACAGGTAAACATTTTCATAGAGAAAAAAAATTATACAAACATAAGAAATTATATGAATCAGATATAAATCCTATTTTTAAATGTCTTAGTGAAAATTACGCAGATGGGGAAGCACCTACTTTACACAAATGCTTTTTTGATATTGAAGTAGACTTTGATACTAATAAAGGATTTGCGGATCCTTCGGATGCATTCGCACCTGTTAACGCCATATCTTTATACTTGAGTTGGATAGATAAGTTAATAACTCTTTGTATTAAACCAAATACATTAACAACGTTTGAAGGACAAGATATTGTAGATAAATTTAACGATACTATTTTATGTCATAATGAAGCAGAATTATTAGAAACATTTTTATCATTAATAGATGATGCAGATGTGTTAAGTGGTTGGAACTCAGAAGGATTTGATATACCATATATGGTCAATCGTACTGCTCGCATATTAGGTAAACAGCGAACACGTGAGTTTTGTTTATGGGGGCAACTACCTAAAAAACGTGAATATGAAAAGTACGGAAGAGAGCAAGCAAGTTATGATTTAAAAGGTCGTATTCATTTAGATTATTTAGAACTGTATAGAAAATATACATACCATGAAATGCATTCATATTCGTTAGATGCAATAGGAGAATATGAATTAGGCGAACGTAAAATTGCATATGATGGAACGTTGGATCAATTGTTTAAAAATAATTTTGAAACGTTTATAGAATATAATAGACAAGATTGTATACTACTTAAAAAGTTTGATGATAAGTTACAATTCATTGACTTGTCTAATGTGTTAGCACACGCTAATACAGTGCTAATACAAACTACAATGGGTGCTGTAGCAGTAACAGATCAAGGAATAATAAACGAAGCACACAGACAAAACTTAATTGTTCCTGATAAAGTACACGACAAGGATACAACGACAGCGGCTGGTGCATATGTTGCATACCCTAAAAAAGGAATGCATCATTGGATAGGTTCAATTGATATAAGCAGTCTGTATCCGTCTATTTTGCGTAGTCTTAATATGAGTCCTGAAACTATTGTAGGACAAGTTAGACAAACACTAACAAGAGAGTTATTAGAAAGCCATAACTATAAAATTGCTGAAGCATGGGAAGGTAAATTCTCTAGTCCAGAATATGATTTAGTAATGGAAAAAGATACTAATGTTATTTTAAATTTAGACTTTGAAGATAAAAGTACAATAGAAGCAACAGGAGCACAAATATATGATATGGTATTCCATGGTGAACATAAATGGATGATTACTGCTAATGGTACTATATTCAAATATGATAAGAAAGGTGTTATTCCAGCATTGTTAGAACGTTGGTATCAAGAACGTACAGAACTTCAACGTAAAGCAAACCAAGCATTACAACACAAAAATAATATAGAGTATGAGTTTTGGGATAAGCGACAGTTAGTTAAAAAAATTAACTTGAATAGTTTATATGGTGCATTGTTAAATCCAGGATCACGTTTCTTTGATCAACGTTTAGGACAATCTACAACACTATGTGGTCGTAACATTGTGCGACATATGAGTGCAGAAATAAACAAAATATTAACTGGTAAGTATGATCATGTAGGTGAAACAATTATATATGGGGATACAGATAGTTGTTATTTTTCAGCATACCCTGTATTTGAAAAAGATATCAAAGAAGGTAAACTAGATTGGAATAAAGAAAAAGCAGTAGAATTATATGATGCAATATGTAAGGAAGCAAATACTACATTTCCATCGTTTATGTCGAAAGCATTTAATGTACCAAGAGATCAAGGTAAACTTATTTCAGCAAGCAAAGAAACTATTAGTTCTGCAGGAATATTCATTACTAAAAAAAGATATGCTGTATTAGTATACGATTTAGAAGGACATAGAGTAGATATAGATGAACCAGGAAAAATAAAAGCAATGGGTTTAGATCTTAAAAGATCAGATACTCCAGCATATATGCAAACCTTTCTTAGTGAATTATTATTAATGACGTTAACAGATGGAACAGAAGAAACTATTATAGATAAGATACAAGAGTTTCGTAACGACTTTAGAAACAAACCAAATTGGGAAAAAGGCACACCTAAACGTGTTAACAATTTAACAAAGCATACTAAAATATATGAGAAAACTGGGCGATGTGGTATAGGACATGCTATGGCCGCTATTAATTGGAACAAGTTACGTAAAATGTATTCAGACCGCTATAGTTTAGAAATCGTAGATGGTATGAAAACTATTGTATGTAAGTTACGCAATAATCCAATGAATATGACTAGTGTAGCATATCCTATAGATGAGTTACGCATACCAAGTTGGTATAAAGAACTTCCTTTTGATAATGATGCAATGGAAACTACGATTATAGACAAAAAACTAGACAATTTGTTGGGTGTATTAAAGTGGGATTTACGTAAAAGTAAGACTAACGAAGCATTTGATAAATTATTTGACTGGGCGTAGAATTGGTGTTATAATATATATTATGGAGAATAAGATGAAAGATGTTGTTTTAGATATTGTTAAACATACAGCAGGGCTAGGGTTTATTGAAAGTGTTAAGGTTACAGGCACTGAAGAAGAAACCCGAATAGACGCAATGGATACTGATAGAACAGTTATTCTTAATGCAAAATTACATACTCAAGTACCTGATCTAATAGGTGAATTTGGTATGGGTAATTTAAGTTTTCTTAATGGTATTTCACATTTACCCAATTATAAAGAAGACGATGCAACTATAAAAGTAGTTAGGCGAGACCGAAACGGTGAAGAACAACCCGAAAATCTTTTGTTTGAAGATTCTCATGGTAATACAGATACATATCGTTTCATGAGTAAACAAATAGTAGAACAACAATTAAAAACAGCAGTATTTAAAGGTGCAAATTGGAATGTTACTTTTCAACCTACAAAACAAAAAGTAAGTGAATTAACAATGGTTGCATCTATATATGCCACAATAGATCCTACGTTTAAAGTCAAAACAGAAGGGACTGATTTAATTATTCTTATTGGTGCTGGTGCTGGTGCAAGTCACACAGGACGCAGAGTGTTTGCTAATAACATAGAAGGTAAATTAACAGAAGGCTGGAGTTGGCCTCTTAATCAAGTTTTAAGTATTCTTAAATTAGGCATGAGTGGTATTTGTGTTGTACAAATTTCTGATCAAGGAGCACTACAAATCATAATTGATAGTGGTATTGGTGCTTATAATTATATTTTACCTGCATTAGCAAGATAAATGCAAACAATAAATCTTAGTAAAAGAAATAGAGATTACGCTATTTTTTTACCGAGCATCTCTGGTTTTTATAATACCTTCGTTTCAAAACAACGATATGGGGAGTACGTTCCACATGACCGTATACCTGCTGACTTTGAACATGGAATAGAAGGTTGTAATTTTTTAAACAAAGAAAAAGGTTACTTTACATATGACCATGCGTTATATTCTGCAGGTCATGCACAATTAAATATTGACAAAAGTGTTATACAAGAATCTATGGTACAAGAACGAGATAGAGAAAACACATGGATACTTGGAGACAGTGGCGGGTTTCAAATTGGTAAGGGTGTAATAAATTTTGATTGGCCGCATTTCTGGGAGAAGGAGGGAGATCCAGGCTATGTAGGTAGTGCTGATAAAGTACGATTAGCAATTCTTAATTGGTTAGAGTATACAGCAGATTATTCAATGATATTGGATATTCCTGCATGGGCGGCAGATCCTGTAAATAGAGATCGCACAGGACTTACTAGTTTTAAAGATTGTTTAGAAGGTACAATACATAACTGTGACTTTTTCTTAAAGCATAGATTGGGTGTAACTAAATTCCTTAACGTATTACAAGGTGGTAATAATACAGAGGCAGACATTTGGTATGATGCTGTAAAACATTATCCATTTGAAGGCTGGGCAATGGGCGGCAATAACATGCGTGATGTTGACCTTGTTCTTCGACGATTAATTAAATTACGAGATGACAAATTATTAGAACCCGGCTATGATGTTATTCATTACTTGGGTACAAGCAAATTAGAATGGGCCGTAATTTTAACCTCAATCCAACGAAATTTACGAGAAACAGTAAATAAAGATATAAAGGTTACATTTGATTGTGCATCCCCGTTTATTGCAACAGCACATGGACAGGTATACACACAGCACGTACATAGAAATGACAGATTTAGTTATATTATGGATAAAGCTGTAGATTCAAAAACATTAGCAGGCAGTGACATACCGTTTCCTTGGACTTCTCCGATAGCAGAGAGAATGACAATGGGAGACATTTGTTATTATAAGCCAGGCGATCTTAATAAATTAGGTAAGGAAGGAAAAACATCTTGGGATAGTTTTTCATATTTCTTATATATGGCACACAATGTTTATCAACACATGGAGAGTGTACAACGAGCAAATGCGTTAGCAGATGCGGCATGTGTTATGCATAAACCAAATATCAATGAATGGCGCAAAATTAAAAACAAAAGTGCAGAAGGACAATTTGATGTTTGGACTCCACGTGATGTCGTATATATGGTAGAATTAATAAACAATGTATTTAATTCAGAAACACCTTTTGACTTGTTAGATAAAGCAGAAGGTCTCTTAGCAAATTTCAATGAAAAGAAAACACTTAAAACAAGTGCAAGTACGTTTAACAGTTTATTTGATTTAGATGAAGTAACCCATAGTAGTGATTCAGAAACTTTCGATGGTATACATGAAGGAGAAGATCGCGCAATGGATATAGCATTAGAAAAATTAGAGGAAGACATAAATGGTATATGAAACAATTGCATTAATAGATATCGTAGAAAATAATTATAATCAGTTGGTAGAAACACACAGAAACCTTGACAAAGAAATAAAAGACATGTATAATAAACATAGTAATGAAGAAGACATAAAATTACAAAAAGTTAAAAAACTTCATCTTAAGGATGAAATAGCACTTATTAAAGACAGACTAACAAATTTAGTAAAAAGATAAGAAGTGAAACGAGAGTATATAACAGGTACTTCTGATATAGAAGATGTCATGTTTGTGGGTGTAGAAGTAGAACATACGCCAGCATATGGTATGACAACATTGTTTGTTGCCGGTAAGCATGACATACAAAATATAATAGATTTAGCAAATATAAACAACTGTACACATATATATCTTGGAGCAAATCAAAGTTTTACATATAAAAACGAAGCAGATATAACAGAATGGGAATATTTAGTAATAGGTTTACTAAAAGAAGAATTCCTTATAACACTTGATATTGATATTAAATTTTACCAACATATTTTAGATACATTATCATTGTTTAAAGACAAAAACAATTTTATATTAATACTATCTGTTAAAATACCATATATGGACGAATGTCTTAATTACAATGCATGTCTTAAATTAGATGATACAGATTTTAATGCAACAAACCCAGGTGTATGGGTACATAGAATACATGAACTTAAATCATTAGATAAATTTACAAACTGGGAACAATATAAAAGCGATAAACCTATATATAATGGTTAAAAAAATAGATTTAACAGATACTTCGACTGAAAATATCGATGACATCGACCCAGGATCATCTGATGTTGCGGAAGTAAGTTCTATTCTTAACCTATTAAGTCAAATTGATTGGAAGTTATGGGAAATGTACAAAACTATGAAACGATTTGAAAAACTATTTGACGCAGATCAAGTTAATTTAGACGACGAATCATAAAATGAATACTAAAAGATTAATATGGGTTACCTTTCGAAAGGAAGGTATTCATAAATATCCTGCGGCATTAGATGATCCTAAACTAGCAACTGGTGACGAATACGATGTATCCTTTTTAGGGTATCCACATCGTCATACATTCCATTTCAAAGTTACTATACAAGTATTTCACGATGACAGAGATATAGAGTTTATCCAATTTAAACGTTGGATGGAAAACTTGTATTCTGGCACATTACAACTAGACTATAAGTCTTGTGAAATGATAGCCGACGAACTTTATGAGGAAATTTCAAGTAGATATCCTGATAGAGAAATTTGGATAGACATAGGTGAAGATGGCGAAAATGGTAGCCATTGTATCTATCCAGTAACCTTTAACACTGAATTCTTATAATAAAATGAAACCCATAGGCTTACAAAATATAAAATATGATCTTATTAAGATCTCTGAACCATATGATGATCTTCTTTGGGAAGATAATACAGCAGAAATAGTCAATAGATTAATGCGCTCATATCTAAGTGATTTAGTAAAAGATAGATTTATTGTTAGGTATGATGTTGAGTATACACGAAATGAAAATATATCTTATACATTTGATGTGGGTATACAATTAGAACCAAGCAGAACAAATAAAAAAATAAAAGTCCATGTAGGCATTTATAAAAGTAACTGGCCACTTGGAAAGAAAAAGAAACATAAAATAAGAGAATTTGCATGACTGTCTACATTGTAGACATAGAAGCAGTAGACACTCGTTATACTGCACAGTGGAAAAAACATTTACCACAACAGTTAAGGCATGCCTTAGGAGGTGACTTTCAACAGCATGTCGATGTTAGGGTTATATCGGGGGGCGATGTCCCCCAAACCACTGATCCAGGAGCGTTTTTAAATTTTGCTGGAACAAACTCTTATAAGAGTCAGCAACTGCAAGAAATCGCATATTTGTTTTCTCTTGGTTCTATAAAAGATAACGACTACTTCTTATATACTGATGCATGGAATCCTACTGTGTTACAATTAAAGTACATGGCCGAATTGCTAGATATTAAAATTAAAATAGGTGGAATGTGGCATGCTGGTTCATATGATCCTGCAGACTTTTTAGGACGTTTAATAGGGGATGCTAAATGGGTTAGAACAGCAGAAAGAAGCATGTTTGAAGCATTTGATCATAATTATTTTGCTACACAATTCCATATAAACATGTTTAATAGAAATCTATTAAAAACAGACGAATGGCAAGAAGATAGAAATTTATTAAACAAAAAAGTTATACGTACAGGATGGCCAATGGAGTATATGGAGCCTATACTAGAACAATATAAAGGTATGGAAAAACATAACCTAATACTTTTTCCACATCGCATTGCACCAGAAAAGCAAATAGATATTTTTAGAGACTTGGCTAAAGAATTACCCTTTAAATGTATTGTATGTCAAGATTCGGAATTAACTAAAGATGAATACCATGAACTACTTGGTACTGCAAAAATGGTTTTCTCTGCCAATTTACAAGAAACATTAGGTATATCTTGTTATGAAGGTGCAATAGTAAACACTATACCTTTAGTGCCAGATAGATTAAGTTATTCAGAAATGTATAATGAAATATACACATATCCTTCAGAATGGACAAGAAGTTTTAAACACTATATAAAACATAAGAAGGAATTAATTTCTGTTATAACAGACATAATGGACAATTATCCTATATACTTAGGAAGTCTAATCGATCAAACAGATGAATTGCTACAGTTTTTTCATGGTGAAAAACTTTACAATACCATCTCTTCTAGTGTATAATATATATAATGTCAGCAATTGCAACAATTATAAAAAAACGAATAGCCAAAGATAAAGGTAAATTCTTTTGTAACGATAACATTTCTAAATATATTAAAAATGAAACTGAACTATCTTGGATAGAACGAGATGTTAAAGAAAAACTAGAAGAACTATTAGAGTGTCTTGTTATTGATACAAAAAACGATCATAACACACAAGAAACTGCCAAACGTATGGCTAAAATGTTTGTACATGAAATATTTCGTGGCAGATATAGAGAACAACCAAAAATAACTACATTTCCTAATGCTACAAATTATGATCAACTATATATAACAGGTCCTATTTCTATTAGAAGTACTTGTGCTCATCATTTCCAAAATATTGTAGGCAAAGCATACGTAGGAGTGTTTCCTGGCAAGGAAGTAATAGGGTTAAGCAAGTTCAATCGTCTTATACATTGGATTGCAGAGCGTCCACAAATACAAGAAGAAATGACAATGCAAATTGCAGACGCTGTAGAAGAAGTAACAAATGCAGATGGTGTTGCTATTGTATTAAGGGCAGAGCATATGTGTATGACACACAGAGGAGTTAAAGAACACGAATCTGATATGACAACATCTGTGATGCGCGGTGATTTTAGGAACGATCCCGAACTTAAGAAAGAATTTTTAACGTTAATGCAGGAGATGAGATAATGGCAAGATTAGCGTATATGAATTTTAAGAAATTACTTACACATACACATGACATATGTAGGCAAGTTAATTTAGACGAGTGGCGACCCGATTATATAGTAGGAATTACTAGAGGGGGAATGTTACCTGCTAAATTAATTAGTCATTATTATAATCTTCCAATGTATACTTTGGATATTAGATTAAGACAAGATAGCGGCACTGGACCCGAATCAAATATAATGATGTCACGAGATGCATATGGTTATAATAGAAAAGATCATGAAGTTGGCATATTCAATAGTGCAAAAAATATTCTTATTGTAGATGATATAAATGACAGTGGTGCAACATTTCTTCATCTACAAAACGATTGGCAAAATAATTGTCATCCGGATGATAAAAGATGGGGAAACGTTTGGGGGAAGAGTGTTAGGTTTGCTGTTATTGTTGAAAATACATCAAGTGAATTTAAAGGCGTAACATATTATAGTAAAGAAATAAACAAATTGGAAGATGATGTATGGATTGTATTTCCTTGGGAAGAATGGTGGACTTTATAATTGGGTAAGTTTATTCGAACACGGAGGTTGATGTATGATATATATGGTGAGGAACCGATTAAAGAAGCATTCGGTGGAATTTTACCTCAGCCAATTGAAGTATTTGAATATGTGAATAAGTGGTTGCCGGGTGAGGGAGAATTAGTATTAAAAGCAAAAAATGGTAGAGATGGTTTTAAAACATTTAAGAAATTTGAAAAATGGGCAAGGAAAAACGAAATATCCCCATTGCATTATAAATGTATGGCATATGATCCTTGTACAATACAGTTTCATAGTAGCGAAGATTTAATTTATGCAAAGTTGTATTGGAGTTAATTGACAAACTACAAAAATACTGTATAATATAATAATGAGTGATCACAACGATTTTCAAAATAAATATGTAGGATATATGATACTAGCATTAGTGCTCAGTGTTGTAGGAATAGGAATAATTGGTTTGATTTATTTTTCTGTTACTGGGGGATATTAATGACAGACGAAAAAGAATTCGAAGAATATTTTACTTCAACAAAAAGTTTTTGGAACTTTCCTTGTGCCCATAGACAATATAGACATGATGGTAATTGCCATTTAATACATGTCTAGATGAGTTAAAAGCACATTTAGATTATATGTATGATCATACTTTGGTATTAGATGAAGAAGATCCATATATGCATCTGTTTAAAGAATTAGAAGCAGGTGGTGTATGTAAGATTAGAACACATCCAATGGGACCAGGTATGGAAGGTACAGCACATTATCTATGTGAATGGACAGACGAGTTTATACGTAATAGAACAAATGGTAGAGCATGGGTTATTAGTGTAGAAGCACGTGAAAACGATAAAAACAGTTCAATCTATGTAAATCCTGAAGCAGGATTTAAGGGTTGGAAAAAATAAATGAAGTTCCGTTATACGGAGATTTTTTATAGTGTACAGGGAGAAGGTAAATTTGTCGGAGTACCTTCTGTATTCTTACGAATGTTTGGTTGTAACTTTACATGCCAAGGTTTTGGCATGCCTAAAGGAGAATTAAGCACAGAATATTTAGATGTAGATCCTAGCAATTATAATTCTTTAAACGAACTGCCATTGGTTAGAACAGGTTGCGATAGTTATGCAAGTTGGGATGCACGGTTTAAAGATTTTACAACATCTATTGAAACAACAGAAGTAGTAGAAAAATTATTATCATACACACCAAATAATAGATGGATAGAACCAATTGGTGATCAAGATATACATTTAGTTATTACTGGAGGCGAACCTTTATTACCAGGACAACAACGTAGATGGCCAGAGTTATTTAGGTTGCCAGGTATGGAGAATATAAAGAATGTTACATTTGAAACAAATTGTACACAACTACTGCGAGATAGTTTCGTTGATTTTCTTACAGTTGAAGCAGGATTCGAAACAACTTTTTCCTGTAGTCCAAAACTTTCAGTATCGGGCGAGTCTTGGGATACTGCAATCAATCCTGAAGTTGCATTGGATTACTTTTCTATTCCTGGTAGCAATATGTACTTCAAGTTTGTTGTCGCTGACGAAATTGATATGGCAGAAGTTGACAAAGCGATTCTCGAATTCCAACATAAGGGTGTTAGTGCGCCTACGTATTGCATGCCAGTGGGTGGCTGTGAAGCTGAGTATATGGAAAATAGAACGAAAGTTGCGGAAGAATGCCTCAGAAAAGGTTACCGTTACTCGCCGAGATTACATGTAGACTTATTTGGAAATAATTGGGGAACATAATGAGTATTAAAACTTGGATACAAAAGAAAGTAATTGCAAATACTTTAAAAGGTACAGACAAAGAAAAAGCATTAGCAAATGTTTCTAATGAACCTTGGGTTAAAGTATTAAATGTAGATGTTAATGAAGAAAATGTTAGCCAAGGATTTTTTGAATTAGATTGGAATGAGCAGTTTGTAGAAATGTTAATAGATAATGGTTACACAGGTACTAGTCCTGAAGAAACAGTTAATGCTTGGTTTACAGATGTTTGTAGAGGTATTGTTAGAGAAGAATCAGCCGATGACTTCGTTGTCGATGAAGATGTAGTTAAAATAAAAGATTTAAACAAGAAAGAACTTAAAAAAGATGATTAATTACATCATTGTCGATACTGCCAACATGTTTTTTAGGGCGAAGCATGTTGTTAGAGGAGATTCGCTAGATACTAAAATAGGTATGTGTTGGCATATAATGTTTTCATCTATTAATAAAGCATGGAAACAATTTCATGGCAATCATGTTGTGTTTTGTTTAGAAGGACGTAGTTGGCGCCGTTCAGTATATGATCCTTATAAACGAAATAGAGATGCAGTTAGAGATGCATTAACTCCTAAAGAACAAGAAGAAGACGAAGAATTTTGGAATGCATTTATAGACTTTCAAACGTTTCTAAGAGAAAAAACAAATTGTACTGTACTACAAGACAGTCAATGTGAAGCAGATGATTTTATAGCACAGTGGATATTTAATCATCCCAAAGATAGACATGTTATTGTTAGTTCAGACAGTGACTTCTATCAACTAATAAGCGATAACGTAAAACAATACAATGGTATTATGAAACACATAATAACTATCGATGGCTATTATGATGATTCTAATAAAGAACTAATAGATAAAAAAACAGGTGAGCATAGAAAATTAGCAGAGCCCGAATGGTTATTGTTTGAAAAATGTATGCGCGGAGATACATCTGATAATATCTTTAGTGCTTATCCTGGTGTTCGTAAGAAAGGATCTAAAAACAAAGTAGGATTAATAGAAGCATTTGCGGATAGACACAACAAAGGATTTGATTGGAATAATCTTATGTTACAAAGATGGGTAGACCATGAAGGTAACGAACATAGAGTAATAGAGGATTATGAAAGGAATCGTATGCTTGTAGACTTGACACAGCAACCTGATGAAATAAAACAAGCCTTAAATGAAACTATAGATACTGTAGTTAATAAAGATCCTGTACAAAATGTTGGTTTACATTTTATGCGCTTTTGTGGAGTGTGGGATTTACAACGGATTAGTACATCTGTACCTGAACATGCAGAGTACTTGAATGCAAAGTATGTCAATTAGAGCAAAAATATTAGTAGAAAAGAAATTTTGGATAATTTTAGATAACGGTATAAAGAAAGGTACATTGAGATTCATTAATGATAATGCCTACGAATATATTTCAAATGGAGATTCTGACTTATTAACTGAAGAATCATTATATAGAACATTTGGGAAAGATATATTTAAAGAAATAAAGACAGCCGTTGCAACTTCTGACAAAGAAGATTGCTATGAATATCCTACAGACTTTGAAGTTATATATAACAAAGAAAAAGTAGGATATACAGAGCCGGCAGTTTTACTTTGTTGCTGTTTTACTAAAACAAAAACCAGTACTATTAAGTATTGTGCAGGGTATTTTGGGTTACGGTTTGCACATAAATGGGTTAAAAGTTTTTGTCCCAAACTTGAAACAATATTTAAATATGACTTTATAGGTCCATATAAATTAGAAGCTGATTTACTTATAGCAATGAGACACAAAGAACAATGCGAAGAGCATCCAGAAAGAGTTTAGAAGATTTTTTAGATCGAATTAACAATGTAGCAAAAACAAAAACTAGAGTTGTTAACGTACCTTTAGAAAATGCTATTGCTGTTAGTACTGCAATCACAGAATTATTAGCAGAGTTAAACGAAGAAAAAGATGCCCGAACAAAATCAGTAAATATAGTAAACACTGATTTAGATGGAGGTGATTTTTAATGTTTAGAAAAGAAATTAAAATAAGTATAGTTCTAATTGTAGCCTTACTATTATTCATGTATGTAGTACCAAAAGTGTTTGCTACAAGTTCCCCAACAGATAATTGTGTCCCACCAGGCTGTGACGAAACTTCTGTTATTCCAAATCCAATGCCGGGAGTGGTGGATCCGCCCCCAACCTTAGCAGAACAAGCAATAGGTCAACGGGTAAACAGACCATTAATGTGTGGACCAATGGAAATGCTTGTTCCAACTATTCAAGAAAGGGGTGAGATTGCAGTTTGGAGGGGAGTAATGTATATTCCCGCCAATAGTGGCAATCCATTAAATGGGTTACACGAAGTTTGGCTGTGGGTTAATCCTGAAACAGGAACTTGGACTATAATAGAAATACATAAAATGCCGGATGACTCAGTAATGGGTTGTATATATGCATTTGGCTTATTACCTTCACATATGGGTCAACCTGAACCAACAAACAAAGCACCACAGAGTCCTGTTATCAACAAAATGCAATGATCTCCGTATTATACTACCTTTTAATGGTAAATAGTTATACGGAGAGTATTTCATGGCTAGACCCAAACCTAAAATCCTATTAGATTACACTAACAAAGAAACATATAAAAGCGAACAAATTCTAGAAGCAGACGCTATATACGCAGTATTTTATAAAAATACTCCTATAAATTTGCGAGCACTTAACTCTCTTGTTAATTATCCAGGTCCAAAGTACAAAAAGGTTAGTTTTTCTAATTCAGGTCATGCATTCAATTTAGCAGAAAGATTGAATAAACTTTTTAGATGTAATGATTTCACAGTTGTAAAATTACGAGATGGCGAAACGATCACAGAAAGTGACATTAACTTTAACTGATCCTATAGATATAATTAACGATATTGAGGAAAAAATTAAATCTTTAGATTTGTCATATAAAGGTGACCTAATAGATCCTCACAAGTTTTTTTCAAATTATAGACAAGTAATGCCATTTGGTAATCCTACAGGACTTAACAAAGGTGTACGATTATCATCTGCTGGTTGGTCTTTTATGAAAAGATTCTATGAATATAAACGAATCCAATTACGTGCAGATAAAATAACCCCCAATCATTTGCTGAATTTGGACCGATTTTTGATAGGCCCTTATCATATGTATAAGTCAAAAACCCTGAAATTATTGTATGTATTCAACCCTATGGACCAGCAAGAATTCACACTTTTTGATGGGGATTTGAACTTATGGTGCCAAGCAATGAAGGAATCCTAATAAATCAATGACTTAAAAACCTAGCAAAATCAAGCACTTATATTTTTTTTTGGTTTCCTTTTAAAATCAATGACTTATAAGGTTGACACATATAGCATATGACCATATAATGTAATAATAGTAGAAGTAATCACACATAAGAGAGTTAGGCAAATATGAGTGCAACAGATGCAAGGACAGTCAAACTGTCAGAAGCACGGAGTTTAATACTTCATGCTTTCAATCATAAAAGACCTGTATTTTTGTGGGGTCCACCTGGAATAGGAAAAAGTGATTTGGCACAACAGATTACCGATTCTTTGACAGGTTTATTGATAGACGTCCGTCTTCCATTATGGGAACCCACTGACATTAAAGGAATACCGTTTTTCAACTCTAAGACAAAGAAAATGGAATGGGCACCGCCGACTGAACTGCCTGATGCAGTGTTAGCAAAGAAGTGGCCCATCATAGTCTTGCTCCTAGATGAGTTAAACTCTGCTCCTCCTAGTGTACAGGCCGCGGCTTACCAGTTGATTCTTAATCGCAAGGTTGGTACTTATTCATTACCAGACAATGTGGTTATTATCGCTTGTGGTAACCGAGAAACAGATAAAGGTGTTACTTACAGAATGCCCAAACCATTAGCCAACCGTTTCTTCCATATGGAAGTTAGGGTCGACTATGAAGATTGGTTGGATTGGGCGACTAACAATAACATCCATCCCGATGTAGTTGGTTACATCACAGTGAACAAGCAGGACCTATATGATTTTGATCCAACAGCAGATGGTCATTCATTTGCTACTCCTAGGTCCTGGACTTTTGTTAGTAACATGCTCCCCGACGTTCCGGAGGACTTGTTAACTGACATGGTTGCTGGTTGTGTTGGAGAAGGACTGGCGATTAAGTTCAAGAACCACATGAAGGTTGCAGGAAAAATGCCCAACCCGACACATGTGTTGACGGGCAAGGTTAAGGAACTTAAGGTCAAAGAGGTCAGTGCTATGTATGCATTGGCAACTAGTCTTTGTTATGAACTCAAGGATAGTTTCGAACACCTTACAAAGAAGGATAAGCGGCCCACGTGGGACAAATATGCTGATAACTTCTTTAGGTTCATAATGGACAACTTCGAACCAGAGATGGTTATTATGGCGTCAAGGTTAGCAATTAAGAATTACAACCTGCCATTCAATCATCGTAAACTTAAAAACTTTGGAGAATTCTTCGAGCGTTATGGGAAACTCATCCAGAAAGCCTAACTCTTATAGTTCCCGGCTCGAGGATAGGGACGGGGAGTTTTACTCCCCGCTCCGTCTTTTCCTAGAGAAGGAAAAAGCCGATATTAAAAAGGCTCTCAATCTCCCAGATGTTCCGTTTGTGTTTGATAAGGAACAGAGAGAAAGGATTACACTCGCTAGAGTTAGGATGCTTATGAAGCACCCATTCTGGGGCAATCTTGCTACAAGACTTAAAGTAGTAGAAGCGAGTAACTGGTGTCCTACAGCCGCTACCGATGGTCGTTGCCTGTACTACAACCAGGAATTTATTAAGTTATTAGATGATGACGAACTTGTATTTCTAGTTGGTCATGAACTCCTCCACTGTATCTATGAACATATGGATCCAGATGTAAAGGGAGATAGAAACAGTATTATATGGAATATTGCAACAGATTATAATATCAATATGACCCTAGATGAACAGGGTATTGGTAAAGTAATTACGTTAGTCGAAATATTACTCGACTACAAATACAGAGGCATGTCTAGTTTTGAAATTTATGATGATGTCCTTGCTAATGTTCCAAAGATCGATTTAGACAAATTAGTAGATAAAATACTTGATGAGCACCTAAACGAAGATGGTGATGGTGACGAAGAAGGCGAAAGTAAAGGCTCAGGCAAAGAAGATGGTGATAACGAAAGACCAGGTAAGCCTAAATTTACTAAAGAAGAAAGGAAACAGATTAAAGATGAATTAAAGGATGCTGTACTTCAGGCGGCACAGGCCGCTGGTGCAGACAATTTGCCAGCTGATATTAATAGGATGATAAATGATCTAACTAGACCTAAGATGGACTGGAAAGATCTACTCCATGTGCAGATTGAAAGTTCTTTAAAAAGTGACTATTCATTCATGCGTCCAAACCGTAAAGCATGGCACATGGATGCTATTTTACCGGGTATTAGAGACGGTGAAAAATTAGATATTGCAATAGGTATTGATGCTAGTGGTAGTATTTCAGACAATATGGTTAGAGAAATGCTTACTGAAGTAGATGGTATAATGCATCAGTATGATGCTTATAACATCCATATATGGCAGTTTGATACCAAAGTATTTGGATATGAAATATTCACTCATGAAGATGGTAAAGACATCCGTGACTATAAAGTAGAAGGTGGTGGCGGAACAGAGTTCATGAAGAATTGGGAGTTTATGAGAGATGAAGGTATTGAACCAAAACAGTTAATTATATTCACAGATGGCTACCCCTGGGGCAAATGGGGAGAAGAACACTACTGTGATACACTGTTTCTAATCCATGGCTATCCAGACAAGAAATTTAAAGCGCCTTTTGGGGTTACTGCTCATTATGAAGCATATACAAAAGGTCGTTGAAAGGTTTTCGCAAGAAGCGAAAAAGAGTGACTGGACTCTTTCCAGTACAACAATAGGAGTTTTATATGGCAACAGCCACAAAAACCGATAAGGTGCTTACAGCACTACAAGAAGGTCAAGAAATGACTTCAGCGCAGATCACTGCTCGTTGGGATGTCCCCAACGTTGGTGCCGTGATCCAGAACTTGCGTTTTAAGGGTCATTCTGTGTACCTTAATACCCACAAAGATACGAAGGGTCGCGTGACCAAGAAGTATCGTTTGGGTACTCCTTCCAGACGTGTTGTAGCCGCCGGCTACAAGGCGCTTGCCGAAGGTTCTGCGTAAGCAGAAATTACCGAGTGGGGGACCTTGTGTCCCCCTTAGGTGACTAACATGAGAGACTTTAAAGACACTTATACGTTTGCATTATTCAGTGGAGCATTTTCATTTGTTGAATTTGTTTTATGTATAATTGCTTGGGCTCTTATTATTTTTATACCAGCAGCTCTTGTAGTTGGATTAATATCAAAACTATTCTAATAACATAATAATAATAATAAAATTGAATGAGCCTGCAATGGGCTCATTTTTTTGATAAAAAAAGGTTGACAATACCATAAAGTTCGTATTATAATAATAACTATACGTATATATTAGGAGGTCATAAAATGGCTGAAGAAGCAACAACAAATGAAAATCTGACTATAGCAGATTTACAAACGATTGTAAATATTATCGACACGGCAACTCAGAGAGGTGCGTTTCGTGCAAACGAATTAAAGGTTGTAGGTAGTGTTTATGAAAAAACCACTGCATTTTTAGAATCAGTGAGTCAAGCTGAAAAAGATGCGGCTCCAGAAGCAGAAACTTTAGAAAAAGATGTAGGAGACGCAGAAGAAGAAGGAGGCGACAAATAATGACAGATTTTATAAGGCATATAGGACGAGTTGATGGTACAGGATCTCGTATTGTAGTAGTATTTCGTCAATTGCCAGACGAGCCGGAGAACGCATTGATTGTTTTCAGTGATGCATTATCAGATCGTTATCATGACGAGTTAATGCATGCCTTGGAAAGTGGCACTGCACAAACAGGTCCAGACCTATTTCCGTTTTTGCAAAGACAACGATTTTCCGATGGAATACCTATGCTTGATGCATTACACAAGAAGAAATTACTTCACAAACATCCAACAGATAAGATTTTAATGACGCCTAGGAGAGATATGGTAATCAAACTAGACGAATTAAATGTAGATCTTAAGGATATTGATTGGGGTGGATTAGATCAACAGGCAACCAAAGAAACACCAGAACCATCAGCAATAGATCAATATGCTGTACAACCCGGAGATAATGCACCTGCTCCTACAGGTGATACTGCATTATCAGATGCTGATCTAGCCTCACAACGGATATCACAGGCAACTTCATTAGAAGAAGAAGCAAAACGTCTTCGAGATGAAGCATATGATTACGATCCTGATCTAAAACCAAAACGCGGACGACCAAGAAAAACTTCATAAGTGCTAAAATAAATACAGTAAAGTATTTATGAAATGGCCATATATAAAAAAGATAAGTCTTTTAATAACATTTTAGAAGATATTCAGTTTGACAATATACCAATAGAATATATTCATTGGATTGTGTTGCATCTTACTGATGGTCGCAAACTTAAAATTATCCCGTCCGAATTAAAGAATATTACTAATACTGATAATCTTTTTGATGATCCACGACTCGAGGCTATAGGGCCTATT